AAGAAAAGTATAAGTAAGACTAGCTGCTGGTGTAGGTAAAGTTGCTACGATTCCTGCTGCTCTGTTAAAACCAAAAGTTGTTCCTGACATTGCTGTTGTTACAGTATATGTAGCATCAGTAATTGAAGTATAAGCTTTTAGAAGATTGGTAGCACCAGTCATTTTCATAGTACCAGTACCTGATACGTTACCACTTGAATCGATATCAAAGTTAGTTGTTACGGTACCAGTTCCAGACGCTTTGCTGATTTGTTCAAAACCACCTTCAGATCTGACTGGGCCGTTAAAAGTTGAATTTGCCATTCGTTAATCCTTCTGGGAATATAGTCCCAAGTTATTTTCTTATTGTCTCTATAACGTCTGCTTGGTCAGTCAATAAGATTTGTTAAGTCCAAGATATAATAAAAGCAAGAGGGACATTTCTGCCCCCCTTACTTAAATTAATTATACGCCTTCAGAACCGTATACGCCTCTCCAGTCAGACCAGCCGAAGCTATATCTTTCTCTAGATTTGTATCTTACGTTTCCAGTTTCAAAGTCGCCTTCCATATTAGTAGCAATAGATGCTCTGTTGAACATCTTTGTACCATTAGGAACGTCAGTTCTAATGAACCAAGCATCATCATCTGTAAATCTATGATTCACATAATATCCGCCTGGTAGCATTCCAGTTGATTTAACTGCATTCACATCATTGTCTGATGATCCTGGTCTATATGGAGATGCTAATAGTCTTTCCGCTACAAAAACCAATTGTCTTGGCACATGTAGTGTACGACCTTGAGCTGCGATTGGAACACCTTTATCGTCAGTTAAACCAGCGATATCAATCAAACCAGTTTCCAAAGATGTTTCTGACAAGTCAGCATAAGAAGATGGTCTGTTAGATCCATTAGTTCCAGAAGCTTGCGGGTGCGAGCTTGAGATTAATGGTTGACCATCGCCGCCTGTGTAGTCTGTATCAAATGCGTTATTATATACATTTGAAGCTTTAGTTTGTTTAGCAGAAGCCATTGAACGTGCTAATGCTTTTGTTAATCGAGTAGATAACTTGTCATACAAATTGTCTTCCATAGCTTCCTCAGTAATTGAGAATGCCATAGCGACAGTTTCATTAGTATAACGAGAAACATACCCTTCACCAGTATTACCGTAGTTTACTGCTTGGCCTTCAAATTTAGTTGAAGCTTCTCCGAATCCTGGGAAAAGAACTTCTTCTTCAAAGGCTCTATTTGATGATTCCTCATCGAACAGTACCGCATGTTCATTTTCGTAACGAGCATACTCAGTTCCGAAAATTGCATTCAAGCCAGGTACTAATTCTTTAAGGATTTGACCTCTAGTAATTGCCATTTTTTATATCCTCCTAGATATTATATACCTGTAACGCCAGTAGCGCCATTTAGGTGTTGGTGTGAGTTAATTTTAACAAGTATGTCCATAACAGTACCAGTTGCAGTATAACTTCCATCAGTTTCTGCACTACCATAAACTGATAGTGGGAAAGTGTTAGTAGTTGCTACTGTAGAAGCATCAGCTACCATTCCTGATTTATGTGTATAAGCATTACCACTTGGAGAAGCTACGATTTGTACTAGCTTTCCAGTTGAATTTGCTGCCGTTAAGCCTGTTCCTGCTTGATCCGATTGAATTTTAAAAATTGTAAACGGATCGTCATAAACATATGCCTTGTATTGTGCGCTCGCCACAGTACCATTTGCGATACTACGAACGAACTTTACATCACCTGTGGAATTATCCGCGTATTCAGCTCCCCAGAAGACTCCGACAACCGCACCTGGAGATGCAGCGCCAATGTCTGTTACAAGAAGTCCTGAACTGTAAGTAACCAAGTCGCCTTCGAAATAAGCACTTGGAGCAGTTGCAGCAATTCTGTAACCATTCATGTCTGTGTAGTTGTTTACTCGATTCTGTCCGCCAGCTGCGTGATGCATTGGTGATAGACCGTATCCAGCCATATAATTTCCTCCTTTAGAAAATTAAATTGTTTATTATTATTAAAAGAAAACTAGATAACTAGATATGTCTAATTATTTAGTCTTCAAATTTAGTTTCTCTTGCACCACCAGAGCTAACTGTAGTTGATGACTCGTCTACGCTTCGCATGTCACCTTGTCCTGCCTGTTTGAATTCATTAGAATAAGCTTGTCCCATTACTCGATTTTGTTCTTTGTAATAGGTAGCTCTTTGATCTACGATTTCTTGTGGGACTTTCATTAATATTAAATCCCCAGAGCGGACTGTACCTGCGTGTTTACCTGTATCCAAAATATCAGGAACTTCTCCGTCCCCTAGTTCTTCTGGTCTAACAAGTTCGTATCCTTGTCGGATTCTACTGTTAACATTTGCATCATCAGGTTGATTTAACAATTCATGTCTAACCCACCTATAATGCATTCCTTCAGGAGCTTCTTGAGTTTGTAGCTTCTGAGGAGGTGTCCAAGTTTTTTTACGAGTTGTCGATGCCCGTGTTTTTCGACTGCTTTGAGTTGCTTTTGTCATATTATCCTCCCGCCTTTAACTGGCGTTGTTTTTGGCGTGCATATTCTTTTAGGTCTACTCCAAGTCTATTAGCCATCTCAACTTCCGTTTTACTTAGCTTAATCTTGGAACTACCAGGGTTTGCACGTGATCCCCCTACGACTGTCGGAACCTTATTAACATTCTTCTGCTTAAATCGTTCAGGAAATTCTGTACGTATTCTAGCATCAAGTTCATTATAATATTCATTGGAATCATTAGATGGAATAATACCATCGTCAGTTAACTCTTTATGAATAACTAATGCTGCTTGAGTCATAATTCTATCAGAAGTATCATTGCCCCCAAACCATCTATTTCTCTTTTGCCATTCAACAGCCTTTCTATCAGGTGTTGGCGCATAAGGATTTATAGGATTTGTGGACTTAGGTTTTTCTTTAGAATTATTTGAAGATTGTTCTTTTGGTTTTTCTATTTGAGACTCAGCCGTAACTTTATATTGTTGAGCCACTAATGTTTCAGCCTTCACTGAAGCTAACTCATCTTGTGCTTTTATCTCATCATCAATGTTACCGTTTTCTTTAGCAATCTTCAAAGCAGATAGGGCTTGTTTTTCTTGGCTACTTAATTTATCAATATAATTATTGATTGCACTTAACTCATTGCTTCTATTTTTAGCATCAAGTTCTTGCGCTTGAGATAACCAACCAGCTTTATCTTGCTCTGCAGCTCGTAACTTTTCTTCAAGTTCCTTCTTTTGTGCAACAAGGCGCTTTATCCGTTTTTCAGCACGCTTGCCGAATACTTTCTTTGAATCCTCAGTATCATCTTCTTCAATTTCTGATTCAGATTCAGTTTCAATTGACTCTTCCGATTCAAGTTCCGCTGATTCTTTTTCTTCTTCTTCAGTAGAATCTACTTCCGTGACTGGAGCAGTTGTATCCTTCTGCTCTTCAGGAGTATCTCCTTCATTTTCAGATAAGTCTATTTCTATTTCTTCAGTAGATTCGACTTCATCTTTTATTCCTTCGTCTATCATATCAGACCTCCATTGGGTGCGACCCACGTTTAACGCTGTTAAGCCATTATGGCTTTGTTACAATTGTACAGTATATTTAACAACAATACAAGTGTATTTCTTACTTTAATGATATTTTTTCAGGCTTTTGCACTATTGCAATAACTTCATCGTCATTGATAATAGTATAATCTTCATTATCATACTTAAATTTACTACCAACATATTTTCCAGTAAGCACCCAGTCACCTACTTTACACCAGTTTTTTCCTTTTTCTTCGTAACATTCAGGCCCCATAGATACTACTTTAGATATATTTGTGGCATGTTTCTGCCATTCTTTAGTAGTATCAGCAAGTATAATACCTCCTGTTGTTTTTTCTTGTATTTCCCTAGGCTTTAATAATATTCTAAAACCTGCGGGAATTGGTAAATTTTCATCATATTGCATGATCATTCTCCTTCTCCTGTTTTAAATAATTTAATATACTCATCATGAAACCTTGATTTCATATCTGATAAAGTTTGACCAACTCCAACTAAATATTTATAAGTAGGAAAATCATCTGCTGCTCCGCCTATGATTTGTTCCTTATTAGTTTCTATTGCATCATTAAGTATCTTATCTATTTTTTCTTTAAATAAATTTATATCTGACATTTGTTTCTCCTGTAAGAGGGGGCACGGTTGTTATTATTTAATTTTAATTGTTTTAGGTTTCTTCTCTTCTGGTACTATTTTTTCTAATTGAATAGATAGCATACCATTAGTGAATTCTGCACCATTAACAATTACGTCTTCAGCAAGACAAAAAGATCTAGTAAAGGCTCTTTGTGAGATACCTTTATGCATAATCTCTTTATCGTCTTGGTCTTGTTTTTTAGATTTTATTGTAAGTGTATTATCAGCATAACTAATGTCAATATTCTTTTTATCAAAGCCAGCTAATGCTACTTCAAT